CGCATTATCGCCTCATACTTGAAATATCCACAGCTTCCTGACTGTTAAACACAGGTACAGCGTTCGATTTGTGAAGTGTTGCGATACCAAGTACTTTGTCACCAGTATAAACCTTAGGTTCTGCCTTAGTTGCAGCAACGTTACCTGTATTTAATGACGGAATGTGTGGAGTTTCACGTCCGGCCGGTGCCGATAGTGAATATGTAAACTTTTCTTGAATTGGTTTGATGAATTTGGTTGGTTTGTGTGAATCCAACCATTGTTGATACTGTTCACGCTCAGCTTTCGTTTTAAGCTTGCGTTTTGACTTTGGTGTTTTAGTATAAATCAACATAACAAATCTCCTGAATGTTGTTATTATAACATGACCAGGAAAAATGTCAAGGTGCGTGTTGTATTTCTACAACAGGAGTTTTTTTATTTTATACGCTTAGCTTTACGAGCAGGCAGTTGATAATCACTATCATAATCCTGAAGCATTTGATCAATATTATGTTTCATCATCCTTTTGGTGGGATCATGTTTTGTGCTACGTTTTTTTCTTCCTGAAAATTCGTAGTCATCTTTGTAGTCTTGTTCCTTACGAAACTTTGCAACAAATTTAGACACTTAAAAACTCCTTACTTAATAACCTCAAAATTTATTCCTCTTATTTTCTTTTCTGGCCTATCGGTCATATCAGAATTGGAGACATACGTTATAACTGCTTGAGGATAACACAGTTTAACAACCTTTAATAAATTACAAGCGGTGCCATCACCATCATTGAAATTGAAAACCTCATCTACACATTTGAGGCTCTGTATTAATTCATATCTTTCATCATAATGATTCAATGAATAACCTTTTTTTAAATGAAGGTGCATATCCGAGTATACACCTACAATTAACCAATCACCAAGTGACTTACATTGATGTAAGAATCTTAAATTATCAATTAATGGTGGATCAAAGTCACCAGCAGTAACAATAATCTTTTCTCTTGGTATCATGGAAGAAGATTTGGGAAAGCTTCTTTGATAAATTTATAATCTAGACCTTTAACATGTTGGTCTTTTTGGAAAATACCCAAGATGATTTCTGTTTCACGTGGTTCAATTGATTCTAACATTCTAATCAACAATTCAGTCCTACGTTTCTCTGTTAGTGATGCAGCGGTTGGATCATCCAAACGGAACATATACATTTTACGAATTGTTGAGTGTAGTGTGTCGTATGTAATTCCAGGCAACATGTCCGTTGGAATTTTATAGTTCTCTGGTAATTCTTTAACCATCCACTGAATTTGTGGATGATAAGTTAATTCTAATACATCAACTAGTAATTTGGACAAATTTGAACCAATAATATCCATTCGTTCTTTTTTATTCTTGGCTTTTTCAAAATCATCAAATACTTCATATAAAGGTTTCATCAAAATTCCTCAATTACATCCATTAGGTTTTTAAGTTTATTAGCAATGAAGTAATCCAAAATCTTACCTTTGGAGGCAGGCTTCGTTTCTTCATATGTATTTATGATTTCAGACTGTATGTCGCCTGGAATCATTTTCAGGTCAATCAACACTTGGTTGCGGGTGTAACCTGTTTTTGGTATATCATCATATTCGGTATATTCTTGTTCCAAAAACTTATTGAGCTTGGACTCGGACATAACCTTCTGACGAGTCTCACGCACAAAGGTATCACCGGGAGATAGAATGTTTGGAATACCATCACCACGGTCACCAGTGATAATTTTCTCTTTTAGATCACGCAATGGGTTATCCGACACAATGAATTTTTTTTGTGAAGGATTGTATTGCTTCACACTATATTGTGAACGACCGTTGTATTGTTGTAGTTGCAGAAAGTCTCCATCACTTGAAATGATGATGATATCTTCATGCATGATGTGGCGAGGCACCAATGTGCCAATAATGTCATCCGCTTCTGCGCCTTCCACATCAATAACTTTGTATGGAAAATTATCTTTGAGTTCTTGCTTGAATTTGGATAACATATCAAAAATTAGGTGCCAATCTAAGTCGGACTTAGCACGTGTCTTTTTCCTGCCGGCTTTATAGAATGGAAAGTACTCTTTGCGCCAATACTTACGATTGTCAGCACAGAGCACAACTTCACCATATTCTTTGCGGAAGTTCTTTAGGTGTGTCCTGATGATGTTCAGGATCATATGTCGAATTAGATGTTCTTCTAACTTAACATTCTTTTGGCTTGCAATTTGAGCCATAAGGCCAGCCAAAAGTACTTGGTTTAAATCAACGAGAATCATAATATCTTTCAATAGTTTTTTCTATTATATCACAGTTCTGCCCAACTGTCAAATACATCTGCCACAAAAACCTCGGATGTCTTGGTCTTTTTGGCAACTAGTCCGTAGAAGTTATTGTCAATCATACGGGAAACATAAACCCTTGGATCAATTAAAATACCTTCAAACTGTTCCAAATCAATAATAACATCTTCTTCATCCATGCGAAATAATACGATGTGGTAATTATCACCCATTTCACTTCCACCAACTTTTTCCACACTATCTTTATATGTTGCAGCTCTAACTTCTGTGGAATCCTCATCTTCTTCATGTGGCGTGAAGAAAATCATATCGAAATCGGTAAACTTACGAATACTCTCTAGCATTACAATCCTTTTATATGTGACTTTCTTACTCTAACCATAATCCAACTATTATAGTAATCATCACTCTCTAACGCACCATTTACAAACTGTTCTTTTGCTTCAAGATAACCACATGTACCTTTCGATACACATAGGTGTATAATCTCTCGCTTGAAACTTTCACATCCATGTATTGTAACATCTTTTTTTAGTTCCACGTTCGAACCGTAATAAGTTTGCCAGTCCGAAGAAACTTTAAATTTCTTCTTCTTGCCTTTTACTTGTTTTGTCTTGGAGAAATAGAAAAACTTTTTACCAATGTATTTTTTACCACTAACGAGATTGGTGATGATATAGACGAATCCATAATTCTCACCAATCTGTTCTTCTGTAAAGTCTTTGTCGTTATATAACCAATTCAATTGTCCCATTCATCTTTATCCGTATAGTCAGTATCTTCTATATATTCTGACTCGGATAACGTGTCTATGGCTTCACCACAGAATGGACAAAATTCAGGTAAATCTTCGGATGTTAGTTCTTCCATATATGATACTTCGTAACTTGATTCACAGCTACTACAGTCTCCAGTTATTGTTCTTTCGGACATAGTTTTTCCTTAGTGTGACCAAACATCGCCCCAAGTTCCTTGTTGAGCACCTTTTGCATAATCAGTTGCACGATTCTCAAAGAAATTGGTGTGTGTTGGAGCATTAATCATTTCTTCAACCCATGGAAGTGGATTGCGCTTAACTTTAAAGATACCCTTCATACCAAGACCTATTAGACGGCGATCAGCAATGTAACGAATATATTTTTTAACTTCTTCATTTGTTAATCCTTCCATAGGACTGATACCGAAAGCCAAGTCAATAAATTTATCTTCTAATTCAACCATCTTTTCAGCAATGGTGTAGATGCTCGATTTCAATTCATCGTTCCAGATTTCAGGGTTCTCGTTTATATATGTTTTAAATAATTTCATCATATTCTCGGCGTGCATTGTTTCATCAACAATAGACCAAGTAACAATTTGACCCATACCCTTCATCTTACCCATACGTGGGAAGTTTAATAACATAATGAAAGAGGAGAACAACTGCATACCTTCAGTGAAAGCACTGAACACGGCGATGTGGCGTGCAGTGTTCTCTTTACTACTGTTCTGGCCTGCAATATCCAACACATAGTCATGTTTATCTTTCATTTCTTGATATTCCAAAAATTCACTGTATGTGGTCTCTGGCAAACCTAAAGTTTCAATCAAATGACTATATGCAGCAATGTGTAATGCTTCACGAGCAGCAAAGCCCATAAGCATCATACGAATCTCTGGTTGAGGGAAATACGGTAGATAGTTATTTACGTAACCACCTGCAACGTCAATGTCACCTTGCGTAAAGAATCTGAAGATGTGTGTGAGAAACTGCTTTTCGTTGTCTGAGAGTTTCTTCTTCCAATCTTTTTCATCTTCTAACATTGGAACTTCGGTGTGAAGCCAATGTGATTGTTCGTGTTTCAACCACGCATCGTATGCCCATGGGTAGTTGAATGGTTTAAAGTTACTACGTTGATCAGTAACACGACTGCTTACTTTCTTAATCATTAATCCAGTCCTCTAATTCTTTAAGTGACTTATTGCCACTCATACGTTTGATTTCGTTATTGCCTTCTAACATAATCAATGTTGGTACACCACGCACACCATAATCCAATGCTGTGTCTGTATGTACATCAATGTCAACAACTTCAATTGGAACGTTGGTGTTAACCGATTCCAAGTTCTTAGCTAATGCCTTACATGGTTGACACCATGATGCTGTAAATCTCAATACCCTCTTATCCATTTTTTATTCCTTATTCGTAATCTTGTTTTAAATCTGGATCGATCAGTTGTCCCTTCATCAAATATAGTGGAGCTTTTCTATAAATGATAAAATCGTGGAACGGATCCGTTAAAATCTTAATACACCAAACATAAGCTGTTTTAAAACTTTGTTTGATTGTTAATTGTGCCATTCTAAACAATACTGCACCAACACCTAACCATAACCATCCTATACCAACACGATTCAAAAATGATTCTGTGTTTTGTTCTGGTACAAGATAATTCATAAACTCCAAATCAAACGCAGCAAGAATTGGTACTGCTGCAAATAGAGCCATCAATACTCTTTTTCGGTTTAGATTATAACCAATCTTAATTTCTTCTTTATGTTCTTGTGTTGCTTGGTTATAGTTATCATAATCTTTTGGTTCAAAAAAGAAATGTCCTGCTTGTCTACTCATCATAGCAACCAACCATCCAATATATGCAGATACCACAGGATCAATAAACAAATAAACATATGCAATCATAAAACTGATTGACGACAAAAAATGTAACGATTGATTGATACGACTGTGATGATAGTACCTATGGTCATCCCACCGTTGTACTCTTAGTGTTTCCAATATTTCTTTAAACATATTTTATCCCTCACATGCGATACAGTCGTTACCTTGAGCAAGTTGTGACATATCTAGTTCTTTAATTACTTCACGCTCAATCCTCTTTGATACTTTATCAGCTTTAGCAAGTTTTTCACTACGGCAATAGTATAATGTTTTTAGTCCACGCTTCCATGCCAAAAAGTGTACTGCATGAATATATTTGATGTGACTATCAGGACGGAAAAACACATTCAATGATTGTGCTTGATCAATATATTGTTGACGGTCAGCAGCATGTTCAATCACCCATCGTTGGTCAATCTCCATAGATGTTTTGAATACATCTTTAGTATCTTCATCCATCCATGTTAAATGTTGTACTGAACCATCATTAGCAATAACAGATGACCAAATGTCAGCATACTCTTGTTCACCTTTTGGTGTCAATACTGAACCACCATCCGGATCCAAATATTTCATAATCACTTTATCCAAATACTTGTTCTTATTCAAAAATGAGCCAGATAAAGTGTCCTGACGGTATGCATTAGCACGCCAAGGCTCAACGCTAGGAGAAGTATTTCCCAAGATGATAGACGAAGAAGCATTTGGAGCAATAGCCATAAGATGACTAAAACGGAGACCAGTACCCTCAGCATCGGGTGCTTCACCACGTTCAGAACCCAATTGAAGGTTTGCATCATCTAGTCCTTTTCTGATTGATTTAAAGATGTTGTTGTTGATTGACTTTGCAATGGCAGATTCGAAGGCAACATTTTTTCGCTGAAGATAAGCATGGAAACCCAAAGCACCAACACCAATAGAACGTTCACGACTAGCAGAATACTTGGCACGAATAATATGGTCAGGAGCATTATCAATAAAATATGTAAGTACGTTATCAAGCATTTCGGCCACGTCCCGTAGAAAAAGCGCATTATTCTTCCACTCATCATAAGTCTCCAAGTTTAAACTAGACAAACAACATACAGCTGTGCGTTGTTCATTTGTTGGTAAAATAATTTCAGAACACAAGTTGGATTGATGAACTTTTAATCCCAAGTCTTTTAACCATTGTGGTAGTGCTTTGTTACTTGTTGTGATGAAGTGTAGATATGGTTCACCTGTGTGCATACGAAGTTCCATTAGTTTTTCCCACAACATCTTTGCAGAAACAACCTCTCTCACTTCTTTTGATTTGGGATCAATCAGTGACCAATCATCATTCGCATCTTTATCAATCATGCACCGTTCAATTATTTCCATAAACTCATCTGGAATATTAATACCGTGATGTAGATTCAAACAACGTACATTTGGATCTCCAGTGGGTTTACGCATTTCTATGAAGCTAATGATATCAGGATGAGAAATATCAAGATAAGCGGCATAAGAACCACGGCGAGTACTACCTTGCTTATACGCCAAAGAGCTTGCATCATAAGTTTTAAGATGTGGCATAACACCTGTAGACTTATCAGAAGCAGAACGAATGCCAAACCCAATACCCACGCCACCGCCGAGCATAGAGAGCCAAGAAGTTTCTGAATAGTTTTCAACTAGACCCTCTGCTGTGTCTTCAATAAAGTTAAGAAAGCATGATATAGGCATACCACGCTTAGACCGACCAAAAGAAAGAATTGGAGTAGAATAACTGAGCCAATGATTAGAGGAGTAATCGTACAAGCGCTGAGAATGTTCAACATTAGATCCAAACGCTTTTGATACAGAGGCGAATCTGTGTTGAGGACTTGTTTCATCTTCTCGCATATATGACTCTTTAAGTCGTTTAATTCCGAGTTCATCAAATTTTTTATCTCTTTCCAAATCAATGTTAATTCCTAGATATTCCATATTTTTCCTTATTATTTTCTCAGAATACTCTTAATGTCCGGAGGTGTCCATCCCTCAGGCTTTAAAACTTTTCCATCTTCTCGTTTAATTACTTTGCCAGTTTCTTTGTCAATTTTTGTTAAATTGCTTCTAGCAACTTC